AAATCCGAGGCGATGGTGAACCAGGCCTTTGTTGATGCCTCAAAAGATTCCAGCGCGCTAATTGGTTTATACGAACCCACCTATGATTTGGTGCGGTTAATTGCTTTGCCCCGGTTAGAACAAAAACTCGATGAGTATGGAATTCGATACACTACGAATAAATCCGAGTACACAGTATCGACCCATAGTTCACAGTTCGGCGATTTTATCCTGAGATCTATGGATACACCAGCGCGCATAGTCGGATACGAGTGTCTAACCTCGCATTGCGACGAATTGGATACGCTCCCAAGGGATAAAGCGGAGGAGGTATGGACAAGGATTATTGCACGAAACAGGCAGAAAGTACCCAGCGGAGCAGATAACCGGGTGAGCGTCTACACTACGCCGGAAGGATTCCGGTTTTGTCACGATAGATGGGTAGCAAAGCAAGCCCCTGAATATCAGATGACACGAGCACCAACCGCCTCGAATCCTTATTTACCTGAAGATTATATCGATTCACTCAGAGCGACATATCCCGCACAATTAATTGAAGCGTATCTCGAAGGTTATTTTGTTAACCTGACTTCAGGGACGATCTATAAGAACTATAACCGGGATGCCAATAACTCAAAGGAAGCGGTCCGTGAAGGTGAACAACTCTTCATCGGTATGGATTTTAATGTCACTCAAATGACAGCGGCTATCTACGTAAAACGGGACGCCGGGAAAGAGTGGCACTTAGTGGATGAGATTGTGGATGCTTACGATACACCAGAAGTGATAAATATCATTAAAGACAGATACCCCACTTCACAGATAACCGTTTATCCCGATGCTACTGGAGCCAAACGAGACACCCGCGCCTCCGCGTCTGACCTCGCGCTATTAGAGCAAGCGGGGTTTAGGATAAAAGCTAAGAAAACGAATCCAGCCGTTAAAGACCGGATTCAAGCCGTTAACATGGCCTTTTATCAGAAAAAGGTCTATGTTAATCACGAAGCCGCGCCCCAGGCTGCGAATTGCTTAGAGCAACAGGTTTACGATAAAAACGGCCAGCCCGATAAAACCGCAGGATTTGATCACATGACAGATTCCGTAGGCTATGTTTGTGCGTATGAATTCCCGGTAAGAAAGCCCATTATAAAAATCAAGTCGAGGTTTGCCGCTTAAATGTTCTCAGAATTAAAGTTGAAAAAAGCCCCGAAAGGCTGGGTATTAAAAGCACCCTTATATTATTCGAGCAATACCCGTACCTATAAAGAAATGGTGCCGGGCGGATTTTTCACTGACTTAGCCTCAATTCCGTGGATATTTAGGTGGTACGTGAACAATTCAGATCCTGAAATACGTGCTCCAGCCGTATTACATGATTTTTTGTGTGTTGAGGCAAATAAACACAAAGCCGTTGCCGCAAGAAGGGCGGCGGATCTCCGGTTCAGATCCGCATTAATTGAAGAAGGTGTTCGGCCCGCAAAAGCCGAGGTTATGTACTGCTTTGTTTCTTTATACTCTACTTACCGAATAGTGAGGTATTACTGATGATTCAAATCGTATCGGATGGAGGTAAAGGGGTAAAAGTTTACCAAACCGGGGTAGAGATTACAGACGTAACCTCGGTAGAGATCTTTCCGATAACCCCCGAAGGGGGTGTGAAAGTTCGAATTGAAGTATTAGCAGAACTCGACATTGAAGTGAACGAAGAAAACGCCCCTGTAAAACTCTTAAAGGGCCAGGTGAATAGCAATGCCAGCTAGCAGCACAAGCAAAGACTACGACCAGAACTATTTAAAATGGAAAACGGCCCGTGACACGGTCGCCGGATCTCATGCGATAAAAACTAACGACGGGCTTTACGGCGGATTAAGTAACGGCCAGGATTGCCCGGCTGGGTCAACGCGCAATATCCGCTATCTCCCTATGCCAAACCCCTCGGATTTAACTCAGGAAAATTTAGAACGTTACCGCCAATACATGACGCGGGCGGTTTTTATCAATTTCACGGCAAACACTAAACGCGGGTTGAGTGGTGCGATTTTCAGAAAACCCCCTACCGTTGAGCTAGGTCCTCAATTGGAATTCCTCGAGGATAATTCTTCGGGTGATGGGCTTTCATTGTGTCATCTCGCCAAAGAGTGCGTGAATGAAGTCCTAACCGTCGGGAACGTGGGAGGTTTAGCTCAATTCCCAAAAGTCGAGGAAGGTTTGACCCGTGAACAGGAGGATTACCTGCAATTACGACCGTCAATTAAAACCTATTGCGCGGAAAGCATTATCAACGTCAATCATAAATTAGTCGGCGGAAAGAGAATCGTTTGCTCCATTTCTCTTCTCGAATATTATGATGAGCCAGTGGAGAACGATCCGTTTGATTACGAAACCAAAGAACAGATCCTAGTCCTCAAGCTAGATGAAGGAACGGGAAATTATGTTGAGGAGATATGGCGCGATGATGAATTGTTTGAAGGTCCGTACGAAATCAAGGCGATGGGTAAACCGTTAAAGTTCATCCCGTTTGAATTCATCGGCTCGGAGAATAATGACTCCAAGTTTGACCCGGCGCCGTTGTATGACATTGCGGAAGTCAACCTTGGCCATTATCGGAATTCAGCGGATTTTGAAGAAGCAAGTTTTATATCAGGCCAACCTACGCTCTTTATATCTTCTTCAATGTCCTATGATGAGTTTAAAGAGGCGAACCCAAACGGGATAGCCGTTGGCTCAAGGGCTGGCCACTTTTTAGGGGATCAAGGGAATGGAACTTTAGTCCAGGCAAAAGAGACTTCGCTGGCTAGAGAGGGCATGAAAGACAAAGAAGAGCAGTTGATAAAAATCAATGCCAGGATTATTCAGCAAGGAAAAGGCACAGAAACAGCAGAAGCCGCTCGAATCAGATTTTCAGGGGAGAATTCAGTTCTATCGAATATTGCTCAGAATGTCAGCGAAGGTCTAACTAAGCTAATCGGTTATTGCGGTCTGTTTGTTGGAGTGGAAGATGATGAACAAGTTTTTGAGCTAAACCAACAATTCTTCGATACGAACCTGGACGCTCAACAGATATCAGCCCAGATACTCATGTTGGACCGGGGTATTTTAGCAATGGAAGATATACGGAATAATGTTCGTAAAGCTGGAATGGTGGCTGACAATAGAACCGATGAGGACATTGAAGCGGAAGCTCAAGAGATGGACCCGCTACAATAATAGTTAGGAATCCGGTTTTTTATATACATATCGGGTTTTGTGTATAGAAACCCGGATTTTATATACATAAAAGGCGATTAAGTGGCTAGCTCTTTCCTCATTGACGAACTTATTAAACGACAAATTTATCTTCAACGCTTTGCAGCAGGAGAAGCTAAAACCCTTCAGCCTTTTCTTGAAGATACGCTTACCCAGGTGATCCGTATGGTTGAACGGGGCGAGCTTCAGCACTTCAGCGAGCAGAAAATAAAGGAATTGCTTGGCCGACTCTTCACGCTCATCGATACCGGCATGGATGCTTATACGGCTCAATTTATGTCCGATGCTGAATTACTGGCGTCAATGGAAAGAAACTTCAATGTCAGTATCCTTCAAGCTGGAGCCATTCCAGTGGTTCAAGCCCCCACCGTTTCATTAGTCAGGGCAGCCTACACCAAAAGGCAGATGGAACTTATTGCTGGAGACAAGATAAAGAAATTAACACTGGAGCAGGCGTTCGAGCAATTCGGGAAACGCCAGAAAAAGGAAGTGGCCAAGGCCATACGCCAAGGAATAACCATGGGCGAAACCAGTACAGAGATAGCCAACCGGATCAGAGCACAAGTCCCTACACGAACGGCACAACAATCTCAGGCATTAGTTAGAACCTCAGTTAACCACATTACAGCAACGGCAAGGGCAGAAGTTAACCGGGTGAATTCCGATATTTTAGATGGTGAGCGGTTTTTAGCGACTCTCGACTCGATAACATCTATAACATGTGCCAGTAAAGATGGACTGGTTTTCCCCATTGATGAAGGCCCTATGCCTCCGTTGCATTTTTCTTGCCGATCCCAGAGGATTGGGAATATTAAACCCGAGCTCAGGATGCCTGGCTTTAAGCGCGAAAGGGCCAGTATCGACGGACCCGTGGACGCTCAAACGACTTATGGGGGGTGGTTAAAACGCCAAACGCCAGAAGTACAGGACGAAGTTTTGGGGATGGAACGGGCCAAGCTGTTTAGATCGGGTAAATTATCTGTTGGCAAGTTTACCGACAATACAGGGAAAGTTTACAGCCTGGAAAAATTGGAAGAGTTACACCCCCAGGCGTTTGAATAAGGGTATAAATCTCATGAATAGTAGAAGCCGTTACTATAAATAGAACTTATTGGTATAGTTTTGCCAACTAGCAGATAATAAAAAACCCACTACGGACGAACCATAGCGGGTTTAGACTCAACTTCAACGAGGTAGATTATATATGAAAACTCTAACAACCTTCAACTTTAATGGTAATGACCTTCACGTAGAACTGGATGAAGATAACAATCCATGGTTTCATGCTAATGACGTTTGCTCAGTGCTGGAATACATTAACCCCCACAAAGCAATTGCGGATCATGTTGACGAAGATGACCTAACTAAACGTGAGGTCATCGATTCTTTAGGTAGAACACAGCTAGCAAACTTCATTAATGAATCAGGTCTTTACTCTCTAATCTTTGGATCGAAGAAGACCGAAGCAAAAACCTTCAAACGGTGGGTAACTTCTGAAGTCCTTCCTTCTATTCGTAAAACTGGAAGTTACCAAGCGCCAAAAGCGAAAACTAAAGCCCGGCCCGTAATGTCAGCAGGGGATGTTAGGCTGTTTAACTTAGCCGTTAAAACGCTCAACGTCGATGAAGTGAGCAAAAACCAAATGTTGCGAAAGTTTTGTGAGGACCGGGGCTATGATTCGGGCTTTTTACCGGGCTACGCAGCAAGTGATGGGGTCCATCATTCGTTAACGGAGCTTTTGAAAGAGCACGAAAGTAAATTATCTGCAATAAAGGTTAACCCGGTATTAGAAAAACTTGGTTTTCTGGAAGCAAAAACCCGTCAATCTTCTTCAAAAGGTGCTGTTTCGTTTTGGAACGTTACCAAAAAAGGTCTAAGATTCGGGAAAAATCAGGTTAGTCCGAACAACCCCAACCAAACACAACCGCACTGGTATGATGAGGACTTTCCTCAATTGCTATTGATGGTTGAGTCTCAAATAAAAACCGATTCCGCTAAAATTTCCAATAACTAATAACTATCACTTTTGCATTGTCAATAGTGTAGTACTATAATATCAACAGTTGGGAGCAGGACTCCCGACTATCTCGGTCCAGGTGGCCACACATAAAGAGCAGGACTCATTATGACTATTACCCAGGAAGATCTCGAAGCAGCCGTTGCGGATGCAGTTAAAAAAGCAACTGAAGAAGCACAAGCGGAAATCGACAAGCATAAATCCAAAGCGGATACATTGCTTGGGGAGACTAAGGCAGCTAAAGCAAAGGCTAGAGAGATCGAGAATGAAGCTAGACAGCAACGTGAAGAAAAAGCGCAGCGAGACAACGATTTTGAAGAGCTATACAAGAGTTCAAGTGAAAAAGCTCGCGAAGCGGAAGAAAGATTGGTTAACTTGCAGAGTCAAGTACGTCAAAAGTCTATTTATGGGGAAGCGAGCCGCATAGCAGCAACGCTCACGAAAGATACAGCAAGGGCGAGTTTACTGGCTGAAAAGCTGGCAAAAAGAATTGATGAAAGAGACGATGGCTTTAAAGTTTTGTCCGAGTCAGGGGAACTGACCGGGGATTCTTTAGATGCTTTGTCTGCACAAGTTTCAACAGCCTATCCATTTTTAGTGGATGGCTCAGGATCAACAGGCGGGAACGCCGGTGGATCTAATAGCAGTAATGGTGCCGCAGGATTAGAAGCAGAGCGAACGAACTTCGAAACCTGGACGCCCGATAAGCAGATGGAATTCGTCCAGAAGGGCGGAAAACTTATTTAAACCGGCTCAAAATGTTTTCCTGTTTTGAGTCTTTAGCGCCTTAAAGGCTCAAAACAGAGGAAACAAAAAAATGGCTAATACCCTGACTTCCCTAGTGCCTGATCTCTATCAGGCAATGGATACGGTCTCACGAGAGTTAGTGGGCCTTATTCCGGCAGTATCCCGAAATTCAAGTGTAGAGCGAGCTAGTTTAAACCAGGTTATACGCTCCCATGTAGCACCCGCTTCGACCGCTAGTGACATAACACCGGGACAGTTGCCCCCGGACTCAGGGGACCAGACCATAGGGAATAAAACCCTAAGCATTACTAAAAGCCGAGCGGTCCCTATACGCTGGAACGGTGAAGAGCAAAAAGGTATAAATCACGGGTCGGGATACCAATCAGTGTTAGGTGATCAGTTTGCCCAGGCGATTCGGACCCTTACCAATGAGATGGAATCCGATTTGGCGAGCCTATACTCAGCATCTTCAAGGGCTTTCGGTGTTGCAGCAACTACTCCATTTGCATCCAGCCTAATCCAAGCAGCCGAAGCACGGAAAATCCTAGTTGATAACGGCGCACCTATTAACGACTTGCAATTAGTAGTTGATACCACAGCAGGCGTAAAACTTCGAACGTTAACCCAGTTGACCAATGTGAACCAGGCTGCAAGCTCAACTCTATTGCGCCAAGGCGTTTTGGCTGAACCGGTTCTTGGTATGTCAATTCGAGAATCAGCCGCTATTGGCACTCATACCGCTGGAACCGCTTCAAGCGCTACAACCGATAATGCCGGTTATGCGGTTGGGAGTACAGTTATCACGCTGGATTCGGCGGGGACTGGGACCATTTTGGCTGGAGATAATATTACCTTTGCCGGAGACACCAATAAATATGTTGTGGTATCGGGCGATGCTGATGTCTCAGGTGGCGGAACCATTACCATTGCAGCCCCAGGGCTAAAAATGGCCATGTCAGCCGCGACTAAAGCAATCACAGTTAGCGCAACCTCAACCAGCAACATGTTGTTTGACCGTAACGCTATTCAGCTGGTAACCAGAGCGCCAGCTCTCCCAACTGAAGGCGACCGGGCAACGGATTCAATGATTATCACTGACCCGCGTTCAGGCATCTCTTACGAAGTTCGTGTTTACTCCGAATATCGCCAAGTTCACTATGAGATTGCAGCGGCTTGGGGCTTTGCGAACATGAAAACAGAGCACTCCGCCATACTGTTAGGCTAACCGTTTTAAGGGGCTTCGGCCCCTGTTTTTAATTAAGGGCGGTTACCATGAAATGTCCAACTATTCGAATTATTGCCGATAACTCAGACAAGTTTATGGATATAAACTTGTCTGATTTTGATGCTGAAAAACATAAAGAATTTAAACCGGAAGCGAAAAAGAAGCCGACCCGAAAAGCCCCCGCGAGGAAAAAAGCGCAATGAAAACAGAGACTTTTATCCTTGCCGCAGGGCATTCTGTCTTATTGTCTGCAACCGTAGTTGATAGCGGCCACGTTAACCGGTTAGCAGATAGAGTCGGGGGGGAACCTTTTTGCCCAATCTTCGTTAACGCAGGTGAAACCTTAATACTTGGCCCATTTAGTGATACCAGGCGTTACGTTGCTTGTTCAGAGCAGGGCAAACTATCCTATGAGATCAAGGCTCAAGTCGTGGAACGTGACGACTCAAACGCCCACGCAGAAGTTGACGCGATTCAAAACTGGCTTACTCAAATGGAGGCACATCCAATGTGCCGATTCCAAGAAGAATTTATTGCCTATTTGATGGCCAAAAACGGGCTTGATGTCATGTACCCTGATCCTGATGACCGGGCAGCCGTTGTATCCCAATACCGAGCTAAGAAAGATCTAAGAGGTAGGCGTCCACAATGAGTACAAAGACGATATTACTACCAGCCGAACACCTTTTAACATTAACCGTTGACGCGGTTGGTGCAGGTAGTCTTGTCCGTCTTGCAGACTCAGCAGGTGAAGAGCCTTTTGCACCCGTAGTTGTTACTGCTACGGTTAGTTTTGGCCCGTTTGCAACGCCAAGACGCTATAGACTTCGAACCGATACAGGCTCGATAGTTGATACTAAAACCCCTGTTTTAGCGACAGGGAATACTGCACACAGCGACTTAACGGGGTTGGCCGACGACGGCCATACTCAATACGCACTATTAGCGGGAAGGTCAGGTGGTCAAACAATTATTGGGGGAACCGATGCTTCTGATAATCTAGAATTGACTTCAACCTCAGACGCTACGAAGGGAAAAATCATTATAGATGGAACGCTAACTTCTCAGAAAAACATAGCGACCGTAACGACGGAAACCGGCACCGGAACGACTTTAATAACTACCGATTATGAGATAGCGACCGGGACTATAACCCGAACGCTTCCAACGGTTGCGACTGCAATAAAACCCGTGACTATTAAAAATAAAGGCTCAGGCGTGATTACTGTCAATACAAGCGATGGGGCGAATATAGAGTCCACGACTTTGGCCGTTATATCAGCCGGAGATTCGTTAACTTTTGTATCTGATGGTACGGATTGGTGGGTAGTATAAGATGACATTCATAGCAACTAAAGAATTTCAACTAGAAATTTCTAGGGGTAACGTGCCCGGAATGACGCTAGTCGATAGATACGGCAAGAATTCGAGCATTAGTACTGGGACAGATCCTCAGGATATTTGGAACGGTGGAGGGGGTTACTCCGGATTTCCCACTGGGTCAGCCGAAACTATGGAGATTTTTTCCAGTGATGCGGCGGATACGAGTGCAGGCACAGGGGCCAGGACCGTCAGAATTTCCAACTTACTTGATGGGACAGGAGCCGAAGTTGCTGACGTTGAAGTAACCTTAAACGGCACAACTCCGGTGAGCCTGGGTGCTGGAACCTACTACCGGGGCGGCTCAAGAATTAAGGTTTTGACAGCGGGAACGAGTGGCACGAATGCTGGTGAATTAACTCTCCGGCATACAACAACGACTGCAAACATCTTTGCAGTAATGCCAATAGGTTTTGGTCAAACAGCCATTGCTGCGTATACCGTGCCCGTGGGCAAAACACTATACGTAGACCGAATTTCCTTACAGATGGCCAGGGCTTCAGGGGCGGCGGGATCTGCAACAATGAGTGTACGGGCAAGGCCGCATGGAGGGGTTTTTAACTGTTTAACCACTCCGACCATATCAAACTCGATGGGCTATTTTTTCTCAAGCAATGGGTTTTTCAAGCTGGACGCTCGAACAGATATAAAATTGAGGTGTGAAGAGGTGAGCGATAACGCAACAATAGTTACCGGCGACTTCAACGGAATTTTGGTGGATGACTAGAAATGGCGACAATAACAGTTGAAGACGGGTCCATAGTTTCAGGCGCGAATAGCTACGTTAGTGAAGTTGAGCTAACTACTTACGCAACGGACAGAGGCGTGACGTTAACGGGTAGCACTGATGAGTTGTTGATTAAAGCCATGGATTACCTAGACCAACAGAATTTTATAGGCACGAAGAAAACCGACGCGCAACCGTTGCAATGGCCTCGGTCCTTTGTCTGGATTGACGGGTATTCCGTAGATTCGGATGAAATACCAACATTATTGAAAAACGTCCAGACGGTTATAGCCGTTGAGATAGATGCGGGTTATGACCCATTACTGGCTATACCCAGGAAAGTTAAAAGGGAAAAAGTGGCGAGCTTAGAAGTGGAGTACGCGGATGGTTCAGCTTCCAAAACCATTACGCCGACTATTTCAAACGTGTTGAAAAAGTTGGTGGCAAGGTCTTCAACTTCAGTGTTTAGGGCTTAACTCGATGGCTTATAACTACGGAACTTTACAAGCAACAGCAATCAGGTTAATAGCCAGTTTTGGCCGTGAGGTGACTATTCGTAGTTATACTGAAACCGGCCCAGCGTATGACCCCACTTTGACGCCAACCGATACCGTAGCAACCGCAGTAGACGTTGAGTTTAACGAGTTCAACAAGGGCATTTGGCCCATAGAAGCACACGACAAGAATTTCCTTATTAGCTCAACCTCGACAGTGGATAAGAGCAATAAAATTGTAGATAGCGATGGGACTGTTTACTCAATTGTTAATCTTAGAACGATTAAACCGGGCGCGGCTTTGGTCCTTTATGACATTCAGGCGAGGGTCTAATGCCTAGTTTTAGTCAGCAGATAAACCGATGGGCAGAGCAAACCGGGCAATCTATGGACCGGGTTATCCGGGATACTGTTTATCAAATATCTGAGTCTATAGCCGAACGGACTCCTGTTGGTAATCCACAGATATGGAAGGTGAATGTAGGGAAACCAAGAGAACAATGGCGATACCCGCCTGGATATGTGGGCGGAACGTTACGCAATAACTGGTTCGCCTCCATTGGTTCAGCTCAAACGACCAGTTTAAGAGGCCATGACAATGGCAGGGGATCGGATTCTTTGCGTGATGCAGAGTTGACTTCAAGGATGGCACCAGGAAACATGTATTATTTTGTGAACTCGATGCCTTACGTCAAAAAGATTGAAGACGGTGGAAGTAAACAGGCTCCGGCGGGTATGGTCGCATTGAGTATATTAAATTTTAGATCGGCTTTGGATACAGCAGTAAGGCAGAACAGGCGACGACGATGAGTTTAACTTTAATTAGCCAAGACGTTTTTGACCAGTTGGCAACCGAGCCAGGGTTACCAGAAATTGCTTACCCGAATGTTAACCGGCCTGTAATTGATACGACCCATCTTAGAGTGTTCGTGCTTCCAGCCGATACGGTGACGATTGGGTTGAACGATACAAAGCAAGAACTGGGGTTGATCGCAATTCAAATATTCGTAAGGGACGGATCGGGAGCCATTGGAGCTCTAGAGATCGCGGATCAAATACTGGCTACGTTCCCAAGAAATTTACAGTTAGCCCATTTACGGATTGATAAGGAAGGTTCAGTAAAGGACGGAATGATTGAAGACGGGTGGTATGTCACTTCGGTCAAGATCCCATACCAAGCGATAACAGTTTAAACCGCTCGAAAGAGCAAACTACCGCCGGATAACCGGCAATTTTAGAGGAAAAACGAAATGGTTCAAACAGCAGCCGGGGCGG